TCTCGTCGCTGCTTCAAGTTAGAGATCGTCTGCGCGGCGGCAGTCGAAGTCTCATTTTTGTAGACGCGAAGCAAATATGCCGCGTCACCAGCTTGCTCACTGGTCATCATGTCCTGGACGTTTTGCGGCTGCATCGAAACCCAATTCTTAAATTTCTCTGAGGCGGCAATCTCGTTCCAATCCGGATGTTCTTGAGCAAGCATTTGGTACTGTTGCGCTACATAAGACTCATGCAATTGCCCCTGGATCGGAGCTAACTGAGCCTTCAACGCATCAATTTCAGCTTGGTGTCTTTGTGCCTGCGTCTTGTAGAACGCGGCAACACCCTCTGCAATATCTGGATAATCCTGCTTCGTGGTTTCCCAGGTGGCATCATCGATACCGGGGTTGGGCGACTGCGAAGCCTTTAACTTTGCGATCTCCTCATCGCGCTCTTTTAACTGGCGCTGATAAGCGTTTTGTCGGCCAAGGTCAGAGCTGTACTTGTGCTTCCACTGCCTTAGCTCGTTTTGTAAAGCCTCAACTGAAACTTTCTCAGTGTCTGAGCTGTCCTGTTTTGGCTCTGGTTCTGGCTCCGGGTCTAGTACCCGGGCTTGCTCTTGCGCTTCTTCTTCTTGCCCTTGCAGTGCGCCATCTTGAGTCTCCTCTTTGGCATGACTGGTTTCGGCAGACGAAGTAGGCTCGTCCACCAGTTCGTCAAAAGCATCCTCGAAAGTTTGCTCTGTATTTTCTTCAGACATACAAATCCCTAGCGGCTCTCGCGAGCGGCCATAAAAAAAGGCCCGAAGGCCCTGGTGAGTTAAGGTGTGTTACTGAGTGTCAGGATCGGCTTCTGCCAAACCTTCAAGTCGCTCAAGCATCAATAGCGCGCCACGCTGTTGATCTGAGTCTCTGTCGGCAATCAAAAAATCAACGCAGTCTTTGCGCTGACTAGCAATAAATTTTTCGATTGCCTTCCAAGTGGCGGAATGAACGTCAATCATCAGCCAAAGGTATCAAAACCATTTGAGATATTTCGGGAGCGCAACGAAGCATCGGTTAGCCGGACGTTCGTATTTGCCGCCGCTTTATCGCGATCGGTTCTGATTTTTTCCACATCAACGGCAGTGCGAGTTTGCATCTGCTCGTTGCTCATCGTGTATTTGGTTCGGAGCTCTGCCAGCTTCAAGCGTTCTTGCACCTCTAGCTTGTATCGCTCTAGCCGCTCTACCTGTTCTAGCCTGGCTTGCTCAAGCGCGGCCTTGGTCTGAAGCTCTGCGCTATCCTGTGCAATGTTCGCGCTGGCCTTCTGAGCCTCAAGCTCCAGCTTCTGTTGCTGTAGTTGCAATTCAACTTGCTTGAGCTGCATATCGAGCATTGCCGCTTCCTGACCGGGATCGGCTTGTTGCATAGCCATCATCTCGGCCTGCATTTGCTCCATCTCCGCAATGTCTGCCTCATCCAGCGTGATCTGGTCATAAGGCAGCTCTAGCGATTTCGCGATCTCTCTATCGAGCTCTGCCCAATCTCTGCGCTTAGAAAACTCCGGCACAGACATCGAGAGGTTTGAATAAATCATCAGGTTTTCTTGTTGCTTCTCGCGTACCAGCAAGGCACCTGATCCACGGGCCTCGATGCTGAAATCACCCTTGATGTCAGCCCGCTCGTTAAACTGCATATTCCAATCGTAGAACCGCGTAATCAGCGGCCGGGTGATATCGTCATCCCAGTTCTTTACCGCCTTCCGCAATACGATATTCGAGCTGTTCATCAGCATCGCCATGCCGGATGACGTCTTGGTAACGTGCGGGCCCATCTCGCCCTGGGCAATCAACGGCAGATTCGTCTCCTCGTCTGCAAGCTGACGCGCCATAGTAAAAATGTTCGATAGCTCTACTTGGTGGCTGGGCGTAGCAAACGATGCAAACGCCTCCTGCACGGATCGGGTCTTGTCACGCAGATACCAAATCTTCTTGGGCGTCATATCCCAGGTGCCGTCAGCGGGATACAGGAGCTCTTTGTTGATAACTAACTGATCCGCTACCGACAGTCCGGCGTTGTCCATCATCATCCGCCAGGACGCATTGATGACGCGCTGAGCGCTTCTCATCAAGCATGGCACACCAAACCCGAAGATCGAGGACTCATCCTTTTCCCAGTTAAACACTGCGAATGGCCGCTCATCAGAATCCATCGGATTTACGGCAACCTTGATGACACGATCGCCGGAGAAGAAAACGGTAGCCTCTACCTCATCATTCAGCTCATCGATCTCTTCTGGATCCATCTCATCATCTGACATCCGCATAGCGTCAATCAGCTCAGACTTGGATATCGGGCCGTGGTACTCCCATATCTCGTACTTATTGCCCTCGCCTACCGTATTGATCCCGGTAATGTTCCGGATGTCATCGGTAAAATCTTTGGCGATATGAGTGCTTTTCGCGCTGGTTTTAACAATCTCTCGAAGTTGGCTAACCAAAATACCTGGCAGATTTGCCATGTCTCTTAACTGCTTTTTGCTCAGCCGGCGGCGCTCAAAGACAAACTCAGCCTCTGATATCGTCTTTGCTGACATATCCGGGTAAAAATCCCAGGGGTCAATCCGCTCGACAGTAGGCTCTAGCGCCTCCACGATCTGCAACATACTCATGCCATCAGGCATGACGTCCCAGCGCTTTTTGGTGCGGCCAACAATTACCGGGCCCTTAATAATCGCAGTCCCAAGCTGGCAGGCATCGTGGATAATGTCGCGAGCCTTGATGTGATAGCGAGACTCTAAAAGCTGATCGTCAATTACGTCCTGCATTTGCATAGCTGACTGAGTAGCTTCAGCCACTATGCTTCGTGCCGCCTCGATAGCAGTTTGCTGATCTGGCGTCTCTGGCTCCTGCTTGCTTATGTAATCAAGCTCTGGAACCGGAGTCGGGTAAATCCCAAAGTTTCGGTCATCAGTCGGAAACAACATATCCTGCAACCGCGCTTCGGCTGCGTTGGTCTTGTTTCGCGTGATGTTGACGAACACCTCAGAGCCCTTAGCCCTGGCGAGCTTCGCCGCCTCATCGGAGGCATACTCACCGTGGTACTGGCGAATATCGTCCAGCCACCGCTGTTCGATCTGATTGCGCTTGGCAACCTGTTCTGCCGCCAGCTTGTTCAGTCGAGAAGCAAAAATATGAAGGCGCTCAGCGATCTCCAGCTCATGCTCTTCCGCTGTCTGCGGAGACATAAGCTCGTCGCCATAACCTTCCATCTCTTCCTGCATGAGAATCCTTTAGTAGCCGGCAACCTTGTCTACGATCGTAGGCTGCTCAATCATGTTGTCGAAATCGTTTTGAGTAAGCGGCTCAGCGAACGTCAAAGCCAGCGCGTCAGCGCAGTCAGTCGATCTGTATCCGCGCTTCTTAATATCGTCTTTGCTCTCTAACTTACGCCTGGCGTTAGAGTCATACTTGTACTGCGGGGCACATAGGTCGGTATGCAAGTCATCCCGATCCGGGATCATTACCGGCACATCGCCATCGAGCCAATCTCGCATTGACCACCACATCTCCGCCCGGCGGTTTAAAAACCTCTGAGGATCCAATGCAGCACTGCCAAAGTTAATCGGAACCACGACATCCTCATGTCCTAGCTCCATCAAACGATCGACAACACCAGCACCCAAGCCGCCAACGTCTACAGCAACCTGAGCAGGGTTTTCGTTTTTAATTAGAGAGTGAACAATGCCGGCGATCTCCATCGTTGACCGCTGCTCGAACGTCTCTAAAAAGTATGCCGATCTGCCTTTGCGCCGAATAATCGCCGTCCTGTCATCACCAAACCGCGCAGGATCGACGCCAATAATCAAAGGGCCTACCGCCAATACCTTGGCTTTGCGGGCTTCTACGACGAGCTCCGGCTGTATCAGGCTATCCCCGCCAGTGACCTGGAACGCCTCTTGCGCTGTCATGGGGTATTCCTGCCGGAAGGAAAACGCCCCGTCTACGCCATCAGCAGATAACTCCGCAATCTTGGATCGCCGGAACGCCAACTGCTGGCTATCCAAGCCATATGCCCGGATCAACTGCTCTTCCTCGTCAGTCGGCACCAAACCACCCGCCGGCTTACGATATTCATCCTGCCAGTACCAGGGCACAAAGATCGCCTGGAATGGACTGACACCAGCCTCTGCCTGTTGCCACTGCTGGTAAAAAAAGTTTCCTACGCCGTTAGCGGTAGACTCCAGAATGATCTCTGTGTCTGCCTCATCGGGCACCGCCTGCAATATCCCCTTGGCGTGTTCTGCCGCATTGGGCCAATAAGCAACTTCCGAACCGTGAAAGTATTGGATCGTTGTTCCACGACCAACGCTTTTGTTCCCGGCTGTCCCTACCTTGTAACCCGAGTCGAGCTTGTCAAAGCTGAGCTCTTTCTGATTGCTCGCACCAGTAGACGGCTTCACGAAATCCGGCGCGCCCTGGTGATACCGCTCAACCATCTCAAACAGCGCTGACGTCGAATCTGCCTCATGGGTCAGAATGAACGCCCGGACGCCCTTGCGATGCGTGGTTTTCCAGTAATACCGCCCCTCAACGTAAGTCGAGACGCCCTGTTGCCGGCCCTTGAGGATGATCGCCCTGACCTGGCCGGTCTGCTTCTTCTGCTCCTCGATGCAGTCGTTAATAAACCGCTGGGCTTTATTTAGCAGTAGTTGTTTAACTTCGCCGGACTTTGACCTAACCGAAAGACAGTTACGGGCATAAAACTCAAAGTCGTTCTTCAGCTTGAGGCGGGTTAGTTCAAGCTCTCCAGCCATTCCTCTTGGGATATCTCCTGTACTGCGGCCTTGATCTCCGTCGATGACAATCTCGCATGGACATAGGGTGCGGCGGCTTTGGCAGCGTCTATCCGATAACGAATGTCCTCTGCCTCGTTTTGGTAGATCGAAGCGAGATACTCAAGGGGGGATGTCCCGCCATCAGCACATACCCGCTCGATCTGAGCTTTTGATGCCTTGTTGAAGCTACCTTTCGGACGCCCGCGCTTTTTCTTGGGCTCTTCCTCGAAGTCATCAATATCATCGTCCCAATCGTCAGACATAGCGCCCTCCTTGGGTTATGTCAGGCATCCGGGGCATAGCGCCTGGCTTGTTTGCTTTACTGCCAGAAGCTCTAGCCAGCAAACCCTTAACCGGCGTGGCAGGCACTCGCATGGTCTGTTGTGATTGGGCAACCAGAGAATCGTTAAGCCGTGCTTGCCCTGCCTGCACCTGGCCTTGATGGGTAGCGGCCGGGGCTTGAGGCGCAATCGCATTAATTGGTTGAACGCCGCCATATGCAGCCCTGGCGTTATTCATCGTTTGCCCTCTGCTGCATTAACAGATCCAGCTTTTCGGATATGGCGCGCAGATCCTCACGCATCTCCTGCCGCATTTGCTCACGGTCAGCCTTTTCCTCGCTCAATCTTTGGCGGTGCTCCGCGGCTAATTGCTGAACGTCCCGATCGACCACCTTGATGGACGCGGCATTGAGGGAAACTCCCTCAGACACTGAGGCAAAGGCAAGAATTCCAGAGAACACTAGCCCCGTTGTCATGGCGATATCGCCCCAGCTAACAGAGGGATCAACGCGCATTATTTTTTACCGCCCTTTGAAAATCGCTCCATTGCCGGCCCTACCACTTTGTCCAAATGAGGAGCCGCAAAATAGAAACTCAGAATTAACATTACGGCCCCGGTCATGCTGTCTGCATGGGCCTGCGTGATTTCACTGGCTTCCTTCATCCGGGCAGCAATCTCAGGATCGCTAAACACAGCGCCCGTGACCATTGCCCAGCCAAATAGGTATTGCAGGAGCCAGATAAACGTAATGGCACACGCTATCAACCGGCGAGCTAGTGCCTGCCCGCTTGTGGCCTGCATCCAGTCGATAACCATCGCCCGAGCCTTCTGGCGCTCCTGCGCGGCATCGTTGGCCTTTTCCTCGTCGGTATAGACCAGCACATCCAGGCTATTCGAGATGCCCTTTACAGCGCCCTCAATGGCCTTCTCAGAGCCAAAAATTTTACCTATGAGTGACCCTAGCGCCATTGCGTACCGCCCTTGTGCTTCGCCTTACGGCCCACACGCTTGCGTTTGTCCTGGTGGATGAAGTGGGTGCGATATAGGTTCTTAGTTCGCATCTATTCGCCCTCCTCCTCAAATTCCGCAAACACGTTAGATTGCTCAGCTTCGAGCACCGGAAACAGATGCCCACACACACAGCACGAAAGAATGTGCTGCTTCGGATTGTTGGCGTCTACCTTCCACGAAAACATTGCCGATTCGCAGTTACCGCACTCGACCACTTCGAGCTCGATCCTGACCGTTTTAGGCTTGCCACCATCGATGCCAACCAGGTCACCCATTGTCCCGGGCTCGCCTGATATCACAGCGATGGCGCTCTACCTCGCCAAATTCCTTGTCATGGACGATGCAGTACATATCCCGGCCCGATCGGTAGCCCGAATTCATATGCCAGGCATCCTTAGCCGCTAAGGTTCGGAATGACTCCACCACACTGCCTCGCAGCTCTTGCCGGGTCGAATGATGTACATGACCCGTATACCAGTACCGATGCTGGCTTTTCGCCCACATCTCCGGCTGATCTGTCGCCATAATCTCGGACAGGGCTTGCAGCTTGATCGTGTCACCGTGGGTGCAGGCGATCAGCGTTTTACCGTGCTCGAAATAGTGAAATTTGTTAGTGGTCGGCAGTACCTCGACCCGCGGCTCAGCGTGGAAGTAAGCGGCCAGGAAGGCGCTTAACATCACACTGGTGTGGTCATCGTGATTGCCTATGCAGTTCACTACCGACACACGCGGGTGTTTGGATAAGGCCAGGGTGATTAGATCCACCATGAGCATACAGCCGGCCTGCAAGACCTGGGGCCATCGAGTATCCACATCCACCGGGGTGCCCCGGGTCGTGGTATTACCCCTGTTGTCAGCGTGGAAAAAATCACCCAGGTTCGCGATCAAGGCGTGGTCAGTCTTGGGTGCGACTGACACTAGCCGGGACGTAGCGTTAAGCAAATCCTCCCGGGCTATCTTGACGTCAAAGTTCTCCCCGGCTTCCTCCGCATGGGCATAACAGCCAATGTGGGGATCGCCCATCACATAGCAGGCCAGCAGATCGGCAGTATCCGATGTCGGGGCTTTCCTGGGCCGGTATACGCCCCGGTAATCCTCCATTGCCTCGACAATGGCCTCGCGGATCTGGTTAAGCGCTTGGGCCGGGGCCTGCTGAGTCTTGACCCACTGGGCCCGAACGTCACCTTCTTCGCCGTATAGCGTCGAGGTGCCCTTGACCACAAAGCCCTCGGCGGTCTGGTGTGTCATGTCATGCTCGGGGGATACGCCCCTGGCGGCAGCGTTTTTCTTCAGCCGCTTCAGCATTTGGTATGTATTGCGCTCGGATATGTCGAGCATACTGGCCGCTTGCGACACTGAGCCGCACTGCGCCATAGCATCCAGCATTTTTGTTTGGGCTTGAGTCTCCACAAACGGCCGGAGGTATTCGTATTTGTCCATTAGCCCAGCTTTAGACGCTCAGCCACATCCCGGGCCCTGGCGGGTGTCTGCTTGGCCCACAGGCTGTCGAGCGCTTCGGCTTCGGCCTGGATCCAATCGCCACGCTTTAGGGCCTCGATCATGTTCTCGAACCCTAGAACGCCCTCGACGCCCATCTGATAGGCCATCTCAAGTATGCAGTGCTGGCGCGGGGTGTTGAGCTCGCCGTACCACTCATGCGCTTTGAGGCGCGTCTCGATGGTTTGCAGATAGTCCCGCAGCAAAAGCTCGGCAATGTACGACGGGACGCCATGCCCGCCCTCTTCGATCATCGTGCCGTACCCGATCGTGAGGTGCCCCAGGCTACAGCGGTAAACGTGCCGTCGATAACCCTCGAATTGTTTGACCCGCGCCAATAGCTCGGGATCCTGACTTGCCCCCATACCAGTCATGCGATCGCTCTATTTTTTGGCGGTCTTTTCGGAGTCTCTGAACGCCTGGTCAGTCGGCGCGCCTTTGCTGCCTGGCTTCCGCATACGCTCCGGGGTTTTCCCTGCCGCCTTCTGGCGCTCGATCCGCTTCCGCTTGGCGTGGATATTGGCGTATAGCCCGGGCTTTTCTAATAGTCCTGGCATCAGATAACTATCCTAGATATCAATAACATACCGCCCATAACGGCTACCGTGACAAGCCACAAAGCCACAGCCACAGCGGCCGCAGCGCTAACGAGTAAACCGGCGATCCGGGACGATCCCATTACCATTTCACTTTGTTGGCCCAATACGCCGCGCTCATCTTGCCTTTGGCAATGTTGCTGGCGTGTCGCGCCTTGAAACTTTTGCGCCTGGCCTTCTCCGCGGCCGTATCCGGGCTTTTCCCGGCTCCGCTAACCCCCTGCTGCCCGAACCGGATTAGCTTGGTTTGATCGCCTTCCTTGGCTAGCACCATATGGCTTTTGGTGGGATGGCCGGGGGTGCGCCTGGGCTTATTCACGCCCTCGAGGTTGTGCTTTTGCAGTAACCCCTTTACCCGGCCGTCAGAGCTCACGATCGGCGCTCAGCCTTCCCATGGCGAATCACCCGGGCCATATACGCCGTCATTGTTGGTGTCGCAGTAACGATCCCAAGCCTGCTGGTTAAACGTGAACCCTTCCGACCAGGGCACAAACGCTTGGCACCAGTCGTGCGAGCCCATTTCTAAACCATCGGTCGGCTGCGAAACATAGTCCCGCTGCGGCCATGGGATTTGCACAATGAAATATTGGTTTCCGTTGCTGTATTCCCGCCGCTTGAACACCTCATGGTGAGACGCGGAAATATAGATTTCCTCCCCGCGCTTGAGCGTGTAGGTCGAGCCGTCATCGTAGCTAATCACAGTCTCCGCGGATGCCTGGGAAACGCCCAGCACCAGCGCAGCAATCATCAATCGAATCATTCCGAAGGATCCTTTTTGGATAGCAAAAAAAAGCCCCGCGCAAGGCAGGGCAAAATACTCTTAGGAGGTTCACAACGGACTAGGTTCCCATCCGACAAAAGACGGACGGAGCTTTGCCCGCTGTTGATTGTCAACCAAATTAAACCAGAGATAAATAATTTAATTACCATATGTTGACACCACTAAATCACCGTAGTAGATTCGGATTGTCTAGTCCATTGTGGGCTAGATAAAAAACAACTATTACGGAGATCACAGCAATGAGTAACCAAGCAAATCCAATCATCGGCAAGCGCTCGAACATTGACCAGCTCGAGGAGGTCATAGGAGAGATACAGGCGATCCTAGACGTTCTCACAGTTCCAGAAATCAAGATCCACCCGGACGCAGACATTGACCCGATCGGCACCGATGCCAAGCAGATCGAAAAGCAAATGCAGCGCGTCGATAATGACGTCAACGGCAACCCTCGCTATATCCTGCATTACCTGGCGTTCGACAACGATTACGCCACCGCCAAGGACATCGCCAACTCCCTGGGCTGGTCAGTCTACCGAGCCAAGAGCCACGGCGGGTGTTTTGTCGGCCAGTCCTACAGCACCGACGCAGACGCCCACTTCATCGCCAAAGCCCGGGCCCGCCACGCAGAAGCGAAAGGGGGTGCGGCATGAGAAAGATCGAGGAGGCAATGATCGAGGCCGTACAGGAGCGTCAGCCCTGGAAACAGGCAAACACGCAAGTGACCGTAGCGCACTCGCTCTCCAGCAAAATAATCCGGGTGTATCTGCACCGCAATCTTATTTGCGAGCTGCACGTTTATCAGAGCTGGTTCCTGGTCAGGTTCGACCACTGCGGCTGGCTGACCAACACCACGAAGTCACGCCTCAATGCCCTGGCGCGCCACTTGGGTTTCGACCCGATCCGCCAGATCGATGGCGAATGGTACTGGGCAGGCGACAAGTCTCGCCCTTTCGACCACCGCAAGGACTGGATGCGCGTTATCGAAACGCAACTCCCCGAGGAGGTGGCGGCATGAGTCACATAGCCTCGTTTGTTACCGATTACGCCATAGCGGCCATACACCGCTATTCCACGCCCGAACACCACATTGCCGGGAGCCCGCACAGCCCGACCAGGCGCGAACCTTTCGCGGAGCAAGCCGTTTACCGAGTCGTATTTGTCGAACGCCCAGAGGGGCAGCAGGGCCAGGTAAGGGAGGTATTCAAATGCCAGTCCAAAGCCGAGGCGCTGGATCTTGTGAGCGACATTCTTCCCGGAGCCCAGGAGGTGGAGGCATGAACGATTTATTTACCTCGACCCAGACTGTCACCGCCTACCGGCTGAGCTGGAAATTTAT